CATCATATTCACTGTGTTGTTCAACCCAAACGCAAGATTCGCAACGACCGGAGTTTCTGAATTCCACGTGAATGTGCCGCCCATGGCTACAAGCGGCGAGCCTCCGTTGTCAGTCCACGAGGTAGGAAGCGTATCGTCAACGGGAGTCGCATAGAGCCCCTTCATGCTGAAAGAGGCAATTGCGGGCTTTCCGGCTTCAAGCTTCAAGCTTGCTTCGCCCTTGCACCCGTTAATTTTCCAGAGAACGTCTCCTTGGTAAACCCAGATTGTGACAGACGGCACCCATTGAGTCCCGTCTGCTGTCCCGCGGTCAGTGCTGGAGACAAGAAGCGCTTCATTGTCCTCGTAGAGGCCGTTTGCGGTAATCGTCCACTGATCGTCAAGCGTGTGCCCGGTCGTCGCACCAAACGTGACGGTTACTCCATCGCTCAGTGTCTGTGCAGATCCGGTAATCGATACAGTTGACGTCCACGCGCCCCCATCTTTGCGCCATTTGAACGTGTCTGGCGTTCCGGTCGCGTCGATAACGACTTCATAGGTCGCGTCTGCAGTGCCGGTATACGTTCCTCCTGCTGTGGCGTCGTCGAGGCCCGCCCCGCTAAAATCCGCCAGTCCAACAGTCCTCGAAATGTCTCCGAGGTACAGGAACCCAGCGGCATCTCCGCCAGCCCACGTCCCACTAACAAGAGTAACGGCGCGAACCGCCGCGCTCGCACCGGAGTCCTCGCCAACGACTGTATCACCAACGGCAATCGCTGTCGTCCCGCCAGAGTCAAATGCTAGGCGCGTGCAGGAAAGGCCGCGCGGCGACGCCGGATAGTATTTCCCATCCGTCGTAGATTCTTCGTTGTCGTCCCATCCACATGCTTGCAGCAATGCATCGCACGGAGGGACGGTCGGAGAACTGTTATTCACCTGAAGTTCGTGGTCGAACGACACGTCGATGTATTTCTGGCCAAGCGTCCCGGCTCTTGCCGACAAAGATCCGTCCTGCGCCATTGTGTCATTGAACGTAATGTTCGGAGTCACGCTCACGTTGTGAACAGCTAGAAAGTTCGCCGAGGTCGTAGGGGTCGGATCGGTTCCTTCGACCGCTTCAAGCTCAACGAGGATCAATTGGGTCTCAGTGAGCATGTTGCCTCCCTACGTCGCGGCAAACGTGATCGAAATCTCGTCATCGCCCGAGTTTCTTGTGCAGCGGAATGGAACTTGGTAGATGAAGTTGCCCGCTCGATCGCCTGGTGTCGCATTCATCAGCTGCGCCTTCGGAATCGAGATATCAACGTCAACTGTGCTGTTCGACAGCGTATACGTGAACGCAGTCTGTGTCCCGGCTTCGAGGGGCGTGAAGTAATCGATATCTGTCGATGCAACCATCTCGGGGTCGAACGAGCCTTCTCCGAGGCGGTTCGTAATGCGCACTGACCCAATTCCGTGCGTGTCTGCCATACACGGAAATGGCGCAACAGTATTCCCTAGGCCGAATGAGAAGTTCTCGATACATGGATTCTCTGCGTTCCACGCGAATGTGCCGCCCATGGCTACAAGCGGCGAGCCTCCGTTGTCAGTCCACGAGGTCGGGAAAGTCGTATCGGATGGTGTCTCATACAAGCCAGTCATCTTGAATGATAAGATTGCTGGTTTCCCCGCTTGCAAGTTCCACGTGACCTCACCCCGAGCTCCATGCACTTGCCACAGAACGTCCTCCTGATACACATAGAGCGTGCAAGACTGGAATCCCGTAGTGCGAGGCAAATAGACTCCATTGCTTGCCGTGTCGGTATACCCGCATGAAAGGAGCAGTGGATCGCATGGCGGTGTCGCCACAGAACTGTTGTTTACCTGAAGTTCGTGGTCGAACGACACGTCGATGTATTTCTGGCCAAGCGTCCCGGCTCTCGCCGACAAAGATCCGTCCTGCGCCATTGTGTCATTGAACGTAATGTTTGGGGTCACGCTCACGTTGTGAACAGCGATGAAATTGGATGCCGTAGTCGGCGTCGGGTCCGATCCGTATGTCCCTTCGATCTTCGCTAGGACCATTACATTTTCGCTAAGCATCTTCCTCGCTCACCTCCTCAGCATCTTCCTTCTTGTCGATATCGGGGGCCTTTGCCTTACTGGCTTCCACCACGCTCTTGTCTATCGGTGCGAATTTATCGGGCTTTTTTATGGGGCTGTTCTCTTTTCTCTGAGGCTTTGCTTTCGGCGCTCTCAGCGCTTTTGCCTCTTCCTTTCCCGCCTTCGGCGGGTCAACATGACGCGAGAAAACCGTCGGCATATCGCCTCCTATAGCGTCGTCTGGTCGCGAGCTCTGACCGAAACGAGAACTCCGCCACAAAAGCTGCTCATCGCGGCGTCTGTTGGCAGCGTTCGTGTGTACTCAACGCTGTCAACCACAATCTGTTCTAGCCCGGTGCTCTGTTGGTGTTTCTTCAGTGCGGCAATCGATGCTTCTGCATACCGAGATCTCTGTCGCTGAATGATTTCCATGGCGTTCAGCGTATCTGTTTGCCCCGCTGAGAGGGCAAGGAATAGAAAGAAAATGCCAATGCTGTGCCAGTCCTTCACCACATACCCGCTGCTTAGCCGATCATCCAATTTCGTCCGCGCGGGCGTGATTGCACAAACGGGGAATAGGCTTTGATTGATAATCGGCATGATCTTTGGATCATAGTTGAGCAAATACCTCGCTGGCTGCGTCAGGTCTACTGCGGTTCCCCCTTCGGGCGAAGCCCGCGAAGCAAGCTCGGCAGGGAGATATGTCTCTAAGATGCTCTTGATCGCTTCCTGTGCGGTCTCAATCATGCGAAGTGCTCCGGGAACATGTCCTTAGACTCCATAACAAAGCCTTGAATGATTTTCACCCACCGCTGTAGCGTTTCTTCTGACAGATCAATCGGCTTCCTAGATGGAACCTTCTTTGATGGGATATTCTTGTTCCCGTACGGGTATTTCGCGGTAAACCCTTCTTGATGAAGTCGCCCAAGGCCGTACCCGCTCTCTGTTATCAGATTGGTTCCAAACCTCGCTTCGCTTTGTCCAATATCGACAATGTGATTGGCGTCAGACCCGCTTGTCAGCGACCTTTCAAGCGCGCGATCAAACTGCAAGATCTTCGTGCTCGTCGTTCTTTTTGATTTCCACGCCACATAATCATCTGTGAGCTGTGCCCATGGAGAGACAGCCCCCTCCGCATCGAATTGTGTTCGCTCGACTTCAAGAAAATCTGCGTGAATCGACTCGAAAGCCGAAGACAGATCCCCGACTCGCTCCGCGAGCCTGCTTAGCCGCATCAGCGTTGGCTCGACGCCGGTTACTTGGATGCTTAGTTCCAACATTTAGAACTCATCATCGAGGTCAAACACGCGGTCGTCGTAATCGTCGTCAGTGCTCTTTAGTCCACCGATGTCGAGCCCAGCGCCAGATGATGCAAACGGAACATCACTTCCAAGAATCCTGGGATTCGCAAGAACGGTTTTCGCCTTTTCTTTGAATCTCTCCCAGTACATCTCCTCTTTGCCGCCCTGGTTGAATACAAGCCCGCCAGCCGCAGCAAGAACCCGGCTGCATGCACCCCAAAGAGCCCATTGCCTCACAACCTTAAAGCTGATCGGCGTAGCGGCAAGGCTAATCCCTGCGACATTGACCCCCGCAGCATAGAGGACGCCGTCGACTTCGGCTTCGATGTCGGAAATTATCGTTTCTACTTCTGTTGAAGTAGGCTGGGTTGTTGCCGCAATCGAATAGGAAAGCTCGCCTTCAATATCTGCTTCAACAATGTAGGCCATTAGCTATTATCCGAATATCCGACAGATATAGATCCAATATCTTTCGCATACAGATAGAGTGCCGTCTTGAACGAGCGCCCCTCGGGAAACGACAGAGAAACGACCGTCCCCGCCGTTGCTCCGACAGCGCCACGCCAAATCTCTGTGCCGCCAGATCCGGCAGTTCCAGCCCCATCGGCTGTGGCAAAATTCGCGCCCGCCGAAGATCCGTTTAGCGCCTCGTCATCCGTGAAAGCCGTCGCGCCAGATGCGATGATAATGGTTAGAACCCCAGCCGCATCCCCGCCCGCCCACGTTCCGGAAGCCGTCGTATAGGCAGCAATTGTTCCTGTGCGGCCTGACGACGCGCCCGTCACGGTCTCGCCAAGCACCGGCTCAGTCACTCCACCGCTGTCGTAATTGAGAGTTATTGGCGTTCCGTCTAGGAAGCGAACGACGCCGGCGTTGCTTCCATCAGAAACAATTGTAATGTCGCGCAGCTTGCCGGGGCTCGACGTAATCTGCGCGCTTGCAGTTTGAACAGAGCTCTTTATGTCCCGAGCTGCGCGCGGCATAATTCCCTCTCCTTATTCTTCTTCATCCACCCTAAACAGCTCGTAGAGTGGAAGGTGGACCGCTGTCAATGCCTCTTCCTCGTCAAGCGTCTTTAGCGTTTGCGCGAACTTGCAGACCCGCGCTTCTGAATCGGAAAGATCGATGTCTTTGGGAATGTCTTCGCGCTTCAGGAGGTCTATTGGGAGACCTTCTCGCCACGTTAGTGTCCCGTTCTTGTCATCTAGGCCATAGTCCTCGATTTCTCCTGCCGTGAATCCAAGCTTATTGCGGACCTCTTCACCAACTCGAAGCGTGACGTAATTGCCCCGCGCCGGAACCAGCATCGACAGAATGTATCGATCAACGATATGCAGTTTCATGCTTCACCCCTCAGAGCCTGGGCGGGGAGGATTATCCCCGCCCGGATTGTGTGCTAGTTGAGATACGTCGCCTCGAATTCAGCATAGATCACGGGGTTGTTGGTAGAGCCACCATCGTCCGTGATGAGGATCCCAACACGATCATCCGCAGCCACCGCAAGCGGCGAGGCGGGCGTGAATGTGTCGTTGTATTGGGATGCAGCCCATGTGAACTCCTCGGTAAACACGCCTGTCGTGAAGTTTCCGACAACGAACTTGATTGCCTGGTCGTGAACCGTGGCCCCCATATCCGTAACTCGGACCTTCCCGATAGTACCCTTGAACGGAGCGTCAAACGCGTCCGCATTGGGAACAACGACAAACGGCTCGTCCTTATTCGTGTCGTCGATGAGCGCAGTCTGCGTAAGCTCGGCCGCCGTGAACACCCACTGGATGTAGTATGCTTCTTGTCCATCCAGCGTCACGGCCGCCCAGTCAGACGGAGGCGCGAAGGAAATCGCGCCGGATCGCTGAAGTGGGCGCAGGCCGTCCTGTGCAGTAGAGTCCGTCCCATCATATACGGTCAGATCGGACCAGGTTCCAGCCCCAGTCGAATACTGCCACTTGCCCGCATCATTCGAATACGTAGCGACCGCTCCGTTGCCGGTCGAAAGATCATCGAACGCTACTTCGCAGAACTTCGTTGCAAAGCCAATCGCAAACGCGTCGCCGATTGCCTCGGACGCGGCGTCCGGTTGGAGCTGATAGTTGCTTGTCCACCCGGTCAGCGTTGAGCTGGTCGACAAGTCATCCCAGGCTGTGTCTCCAACGTCATAAACCTTGACGAATACTGTGCCGCCACCGTCGTTGTAGCTGTTGGTCGCGACATCGACAGCCCCGCCACAAAGGCCAGCGCCATTTGTGCCTGCGCCATCGGTATCCTCGCCTGCAAGACCAACGGCAAAGCTCCACCAGGTCTTGTAAGAGTCAGTCATCAAGAACGCCGCATCTGCACCCGCATCCGGAACGGTATACGTTCGGGCTGAGGCTTGGGCAGCGACATTGATGTTCGTCACGGTGTTGCCGGAGTTATCACTCATAGTCAGGGTCGTTGTGCCCTTCGAAGAGGTCCCGGGGTACACGGTAAGAGTACCGGCCGCGCCGTCTGCACCGACACTCAGTCCGCCGCTTGACGCAACGAGGTTCGTGAATGTGCCTGCGCCGGCCGAGTTTGCGCCGATCGTTACACCATCGATAGAGCCGCCGTCGATGTCTACGGTCGTCACGGTGCCAAGATCGGCCCATGTTCCCGTTACCGACCCGGACGCAATGGACACGGTGCCGTCCGTCAGGCTTGCCCCGGTTACCGCCCCACCGCTCGAAATCGCGCCGTCAGCCTGAATCACACCAGCATCAGAAATTGTAACGCCAGTCGATCCATACCCGCCGCCGACCGTCAGAGAGGTTGCAGAGACTGCGCCAGCAAGGGCGATATTCGTCTCGGTAATCGTCAGCGTGTCAGCCGCAGTGTTGTCAATCGTCGCGCCATCGGACAGCGTAAGCGCATCCGATAGAGACATCGTGGTGAAAGATCCGGCACCAGCCGTCACGGCAATCCCCGAGATCGTCAGGGCATTCTCAGCGGACGACAGGATAAGGTACTTTGAAGATCCGAGAACATCGCAACGCACAGTCGCGCCGTAGACCATGTTCCCGGTTGCGCTCGATCCGCCCGTGATCTCAAACAGGAACGCTTTGTCCTCAACGGCGGCAATTCCCGTTGCATTTCCGTCATTCGCGAAGCGCAGGAAACTGAGTTTGGTAGCCGTTGCTGGATTGGAGCTCGCACCATCCGAGTAAATCTCGGCCTGCATGGCAGCATACGTGCCGCCGCCAAGGGCCGCGTTCGGAATATGCAGCGTGTTGCGCCCCGCAACGCCAAGCCCGGTCAAAGAGCCAGATGTCCCGAAACTGAGCGACGTGTGTGCTCCATGCGCCGTCGCTCCCGCGACGTTGCTGACCGTGGTAAACGTTCGAAGCGATTCCCCGCCGCCGCCAGCTCCTGTGATGTAGAGGCGGTTGTAGATTCCTCGAGAATCGCCGGACGTTGCGCCGTCATCGAAATAGAACGAAACGAACTTGAAGTTTGCCGTGTCTTGGGTCACAGGCGAGGAGGATGTCCCCGCCTTGATGATCCCGCCATCGGTGTTCGAGGCATCCACTTGACACTGGCTGAAATCAAGGCGGGCATCGCCGCCAACGATTACATCACCAGATACATAGGGGAGGGCACCTCGCTTCTTGAAGCGGAAATTGCTAGGCATCAGCCACCTCCCTAGCTAACAACGGAGCTGAAGAAGTAGCCGAGATCAGACCCGACGACCTTATACCCCTGTGAAATCGTTGCACGAACGAAATAGAGTTCCTTGTGGGTTGCGTTGTCCTCATACCACGTGTAGATTCGCAGCGGATGTGCGCGGAATGTGTACCCCGCAGTCGGCGTCATGATCCCCGGCTGTGGCGTCACATACAGCAAAAGGGCATTCTTGCCCCATGCCCGGCTAAGGCTTGCCGTCTGCGCCTCGTTCGCCGTGTTGTATACAGCGCGGCCTACAAGAAGCCGATCTACCTCTAGGAAATTTGCGAGCATATCAGCGGTAACCGCTCCACGCTCGTTCGCACCCAGCACTGACAGAATCTCTGGATTTCTCTTCAGCTTTGACCAAACCTGTTGCCCAATGATCAGCGTATTCGGATCTTTCCCCGTGTTGCCCTGGATCGTATCCGCGCCACCAATCACGTCGTCAATTGGCGTCGAACTGTCAAAGTCGTCCCAATCTGTTGCCGAGGTATTGTCGGTTCCCCAAACACTAGTTGTAAAGATAGTGGTCGCAAGATCGACCTCCATCTTTCGGTTGATCGTGTCGGTGCACCAGATTCCTTGCTGGTTGAGCAGGCTTTGCTGTAGCGGTGCATCCGCATTTTCGAGCGTCTGCTTTGGCATCTGGGCCGCAATGCCATATTCATTACAGCTGAAGCTATCCGTTGAGACCCGGAAGCCACTGATAGGGGCCGGATCTCCAGGGGCCAATACTTCGGCATCGTTTCGGAGCCAGTCGCCTTTCGTGAATGTATAGTATTTGTCGCTCAGCGTTCCACCGGTATCAACAACCGGGAAGACCATATCCCAGATCCAATCCGTGCTGCGATATGCAGTACAGATATTCGTCAGGATCTTGTCTTCGTGAACATCGTTGTGAGTCGGAAGCATCTATCTCACCTCCTACGAAGCGGAAATAAGTCCGCCAGGAACAAGGAGGACTTTGATAATGTCGCCGTCAGCCGTCGACGCCTCAAGGGCAATAGCCCCGTAATCGTCAAGGTCTGTCGTTGTCTTTGCGCCGTGCCCGCTGGAATTCGCAGCAAGCTTGTCTCCGGGGGCGATGTTGGTTCCGTTGCCATCTACGTATAGCTTCGAAATTCCAACAATTCCGACAGACGCCCCCTCGTCTTCTGCGTCTGGGTCGTCCTGAAGAATTCCGATAATCGCCTCGGTAGCGCTTGCAAGGGCTACCTGACCGTCGCTCTCCAGGTTCATAAAATGATACTGGTACGAGCTCAGGTCACCAGAAGCCGGGAATGAAGTAGTCAGAAGAGGACCATATCCTGCACTCATCGCTTGTCACCTGCCAGTTCCGGATGCTCCCGGAGAACAGCAACAGAAGCTTCGCTCAACGAAACTTTGTGTTTGTCGGCGTACTCTTGCATCGCCGCGGCGAAAGCCGCTTCTCTGTCTGGCTTTCCCGAGCCCGAACCACGCTCGGCAAGGTCGACTACGGGTTCGCGATCAGCGAGCATCGCCCGCACGGTCGGCTCGTCAGCCTTGTAGAGCTTTTCAAGCGCTTCGCGCTCCTTCGGCATGAACTTGCCAGCACGCAGCATTTCGCTGAAAAAGGTCGCCTTGTCCTTTTCGTACAGGGCCGTCTTTGTCTTGTCGAGGTCTTTTTTCGTCTCAGTTAGCTGTTCAGATAGAGCCTCAACACGCTCAGCAAGCGCATCCTTCTCGCCCTCAATCTCAGCGAGCCTGTCATCGCCCTCGTCGTTGGGATTCGCAGCCTCAAGTGCCGCGACCTTCGCATCAATCTCGGCGAAGTGATCCACCAGCGCAGCCGACACGTCCGCGTCTTCTGCGAGACTCACCCCGCGCGCCGTGAGAATTTCACGGAGTCTCTCTTCCATCAGATCGCTCCTTTGATCGTTGTCTTCATCGTCTATCGCCTCTTGCGAATCGCCATCCCCATTGGCATTGTCGTTCTCTGAAGCCTGTATAATCTTCGAGCCGTCCCGCCATCGGTGTTTGTTGAATAGC